AGAGAGGGTGATGGACGAGGAGTACTCGTTGGTAACGATCGTTGTCTCTAGCTTGCCTAGAATGGCCGCTGTGCTGTTTCCTGCCAGTGTGGCGGCGTCTGCAAAGGACGTGCCTACACCGAACGCCACAACACCCCACACACCCACGGCGGTGGTGTTGTCTGTCAGGTACGTGTAGTAAGCCTGACCCACGGGCACGGTGAACGAGCCAGTGCCGTCTGAGCGAGACACCGTGAACGCGTTAGCGCCTTGGTTGCGGAACAGAATGTCTTCGCCGACCGACGCCTGTTGTGCGTTTGGTAGCCGAAGAATACCACCGGCGGCGGACACAACGTCAATAATACGGGCGCTTACCTGCTGACCCGCGGTGCTGACGTACTGCGGCCAGTACAGTTGTACCGTGCCTGATAGCGCAATTGCCTCGTAACTTACGTCCGTTGGCTGGATTACGTTCCCGGTAAACGGGGAGGTGAATGTAGGCATTTAAGGTTCCTGTCTTGTTGCGTTGCGGTCGATCATGCGTTTCTGATCTTCACCTTTGAGTGCGTTAATGGCCTCGTCGTAGTAGCCCTTCCACATTGCAAGCTTGTCCGCGTTCTTAATAAAGCCCTGTGCCTGAAGCAAGGTGCCGTACAGCAAAGCCTGAGGTGCCTCGCGTGTTAAAAGATTTTCTTGATTTGTGATGTCAAGCGGCTGAATGCGGCTGTAATAAATAATTTGCAACGAGTAATCATCGTCTGGAATTGGAGCAAGAGCCCAGTGATCATAGTCATAATCTCCGTAGTAAAGAGGTTGTCCGTTGTCTGACTCTGTTTGAAACTGAGTCACGTAGTCCATCGACCGGTTAAGCACAGGCTGACCGTTGATCTTCATGCTGGTCGTTTTGCGCCAACGGGCCGGTTTTTGAATTACAGGGTTGTTGACAGTTAGCGTGGTGTTGACCACGTTCAACTGCATCAAGGTTTTAATCTGGGCGGCAATGCTCTGCTCGGTCAACATAATCAACCGAGGAATTTGCGCAACAAAAGAAACATCGTCGCGCTCAGAGTAGGTAATGACATCCTCAACGAGGCTGTCATAGGTCATTGCTTCTGCGGCCATTTATCTCTTTCGGTTATTCAGCTTTTGGTTGCTGTTGTGCCAATGAAGCACGAGCGGCTTCCTGAGTCATTTGAATCAACTGGTAAACCTCTTGGTATGGTTTAGTTCCAAGATAACCAAGAATCTGGTTTACCAAATCAGTGTCAAGTTCTATCTTCATGGCTTTGTAAACGTCCAAGTGTTGTCTGGGTTTTTGGTGGCAATGTCGTTAAGCTCAACTTCTACACTATCTTCTACATTGACATAAGTAATTTTGTCAAAAGGAAACTTTTCGTCAAAACCTTTTGTTTCTGGATTGTAATTTTGGTGCGTTTCATCGTAGGGGATGACTGCCTGAACCAACAACGGGTTTTCAGGGCTAAACATAAATGAATGAATGTGAAGGTGCTTCATACTTCCTCCGTTGCTTTTTCAACTACATCTGAAACATTTTTTAAGGCTTCCTCATGCTTTTGTGCTTGAGGAATTGCTTGGTCTTGAATCATCTTCATCACAGGCGCAACCTGATGAAAAGGCAAGTGTGCCAGTGTGTGCAGAATGTCATTCACCTGATCAACTGTAAAAGTTAAATCAATTGGCAAATGTCCAATGGGGTTTTTCTGTTCAGTCATGTTTTTCCTTTAATCAATTTGAACGATAGATGCTGTTGCGTTACCAACAACAAGACCAGCGCTTGGCGTAAAAGCTTTACCAATTTGACCACTAACAGGTGTCATGTTTGCGGCGCTTGGCAGAATGGTTGTTCCTGCACCAGAGTATGCAATTCCCATGCTTTCAAGAGATATGTACGTTGTATCATTTATTTGCGTTGAATTAAACGCTTTAGAAGACCAAGTAACCAAATCACTTGATGTGTAAAGTGTCGCACTTTGGGCCATCAAATAATACGTTGAGCCAACATACACTATTCTATTAACAGTAGGGTTTGAACCAGAACCGGGGTTAGTTTTTCCTGTAAATGCGCTAACAACACCCGTTGCTGAAGTAGTAAGGTTTGCGCTACTTAAAAACACATTTTGAGAATTTAGGTAATAAATGCTTTCAATACCAGCAGGCATTGTTACCCAATCAAGACCGTTTGTGCTGGTTAAAACTAGCCCTGAAGAATTTATCGCAACAAACATCCCGTTGTTATATTTAATTGGCGAACCACCAAAAGTGGACATTGCTACAAAGCTAGATGCACCTATTGATTTTTGAGTGAATGAAGCGCATTGATTAGTTGTTACGGCAATTTGCCCGTTAGCCCACAAGATAACAAGGGTGCTTGTGCTTGTATTACCGCTTCTTGCAAAACCAACACAATTACTTCCAGATACATTTCCAAAGGTAATTCCGGGAGGGTTAGCCCCGTAAACACCAGACTGAATCAACGGGGAGCTTACACTAGAGTAGCCGCCTGAGATAACCCACCCATTTTGTGTACCTACTAAAAAAGTACCACTACCGGGAACAACACCCGCAGAGACAGAGTACCCCTGTCCATACCCATTGTTGGCAAATGCGAAAGCAAGTTGACTATCACCCGCTTGCTGAGTTGGAGAAGCCCCGTACCAGTGTGCAACTGTGATATTTCCACCATTAGCATAAAAAGCAAGCGCAATCCAAGTCCCATCAGTTGGGTTACCAACAAAACAAGGATAGGATTGAAGTTGAACAGTTCCAGCCGCCAAAGCAGGGGAAGCAAACTGCCACTGTATAGTGCTTTGTACACCAGTTGAATTTTGGTTATAGCAAAAGAAGTTTTTTTGTGATGTATTAAAATAACCTAACACTTTATTATTTTGTGCGGTGTCTGTAGTATTGTCATAAGCCCCTCTAAAAAGTGCATTAGCAGTTTGCGTTTCTCCAGTTAACCCACTTGTATTCGATTCTGTCCAACTTACACCATCGCTTGAATATAAATAGTAATTCTGACCAGCACTTGTAGTCCTATAAATCATGTGACCACCATTTTGTGTATAACAGATATAGGTACTGTAGGTAGCCAAACTATTACCGCCAACAGTGGTCACGTTTGACCAAGTTGCACCAGTTGGAGAAGACGTTAAAAAAGTATTGGGGTTACCATTAGCTAATAAATTATTAACGGCTAAAATTTTATTATTAGTAACAGCAAAATTCCCATTTTTACTTTGTGAGTTTCCACCCAAAAGATAAACATAGGGCTGTGTATAGGTTGTAAAATCTGACGTGTAGTATGAAACACCTCCAGTGCCATAAAAATAATCAGTTCCAATATACGCAATTGATTGTACGGTGTCACCATTAAATAAAGTAGCCTGCGTCCAGCTTAATGGCGTAGTAGTTGCGTAGTAACTATAACCGCTTCCACCACCAGTTACAAATTTCCCACCCCCATATGTAAGCGCAAAACAAGGATAAACGCTTGGCAAAGATACTTGAGTCCAAGTTATCAGGTCTGTACTGTAGTGGATCGTTCCACCTGTTTTATTACAAACAACATAATACCCGTTGCCAAACGTACTGTTTGTCAATGTTACAGACGCCGTAAATGTTCTGCTTGTAAATGTTATGCCATCTGTGCTTGTTAAAATTAAACCATAGCCTGTTGTATTGTCTAGTCCAACAGCAATGTAGTTTCCGTTTAAATAGTTAATGTTGGCAATTCTATAGTTGCTATTACTAACAACTATTTCTGTTTTGTATGCGGCTGTTCCTGTTGTGGAAATAGAAATTGAATCACCTGCCGCAAGCGTAATTGGTGATTGCAACAAGTTAATAGATTGCACTCCTGCGCCAGCAGGATAAGCTGTTTGGGCAGTCCAACTTGTATATCCAGATAGTTGACCTCGCACCAACGGGTAGGTAACGCCACCAGATACTTTGTTTAAAGTAACTGTGTCAAAAGTAGTTACCAACGACGAAGCAAGTACGCCCTTAACAACAGCAGTCTTAGTAGCGGGTACTGTGTAGATTGTTGTTGGTGTAGTTGAGTTGTATATAGTTGATGCGGAGACTGGAGTTTGTGCCATGATTTATCCTTAACCCATGAAATACCAAAGAAGTGAATTGTCAGCAACAGCTAGCGTTACCCATGTAGGTGCGCTTGTTCCGTTACTTTGCAGATATTGACCCGGTGAGCCTGCCGCAGTGAACCCTGTTGTGCTTGGTGCAGTTTGGTAGGGTAAAGCACCTGCAACACCACCAGCTAAGTTTGTTGCTGTACCAATCACAATAGCAGAAGGTGTGCTCCATACAGGCGGTGTTACGTTACCTGTACTGGTTAGAATCTGGTTTAAAACACCAAAGTTTCCGTTAAACGCAACAGCGCCTGTAGCGTTAATTGTCATTGAGTCCGCAGAATTGTCATTGGTAACCAAACGCAACGCATGCGCTGTTTTTGTACCAACAACTAAATCAGAATCTGTAGAGTATAAATACACTGCGTTAGGCAGTTGGAAAGGCCCAACACCCGCATGTGTTGAACTATTCATACCAAAGTCACCGTAGTACGTGGTTGCTGTACCTAGGTTGTTTGAAACAATGTAGTCTACCGAAGCAGTATTTCCATTGTTTGTATTTTGAATAATCTTCTGTGCGTAACTGTTAACAGACGTCTGATGCGACGTAAAAATGTTTGTGTCTACATAACTTAAAGTGCCGTAACTAAACGCACCTTGCGCCTGACTTATGTTGATTGCTGTATTCGCAATAACGTTTGCGCCAGTTATTGACGTCGTTGCGGAAAGTGATGTTCCTGCGCTGATTGATGTACCTGCAGTGATTGAGTTGCCTGCAGTGATTATTGTTCCTGCGCCAATGCTTGAGGTGGACGAAATTGAATTAGCGCCCACCACGCCAGTGGCTGTGATGTTCGTCGTACCAATTGTGTTAGTAGCAGAGTTGAACGTTAAGTTTGAGTTAAACGTTGTAGAACTAACGCCACTTTGGAACGGGATCTGGTACTGAGCGCCACCAGAAATGTTTGCTGTTGTTGTTGCGGCTGGCGCTGACACCCAATCAAACACAGAACCAGTCCATCCAAGCACAGTGCCCACTGTTACTGGTGCAGAGATAAACGACGTTGCCCCTGCACCTGTTTGGAATGGAACACGGTTTGCCGCACCGCCTGCCAAGTTGGTTGACGTTGTTGCGGTGGTTGCTGAAGTTGCTGAACCTGCGGTCGTGGCAAAACCTGCAGTAGCCGCGCTACCCACAGACAAACTGGCTTGGCTTACAAACTGGGGTATTGAACCAGTTGAAGTCAACACATAATCAGCCGCGCCGATTGCAAGCGATGTAGGTGCAGTGCCTGTTGAGTAAACGATTGAACCAGCCGCGCCAATCGACGCATACACTGGCGCTGTGCCGTTTGAGTACAGCAACGAACCCGCCGCGCCAAGTGCCGCAAACGCGGGCGCTGTGCCTGTCGAGTACACAATACCGCCGGCAGTGGGGGCTACTGAGTACGCTGGCGTTGTGCCGTTTGAGAACAGCATGCGTCCTGCCGTACCAAGGGTCAAGTATGTTGTTGTGCTTGGCGCGCTTTGGTAAACAATAGCGCCCGCTGTGCCGCCGGGCAAGTTACCGGTTGCTGTTGAAGAGTCTGCAAGGGTCTTAACGAGACCGCCGCTGTCTTTAAAATACAGTTTGCCGTCGGTGGTGTTCAGCGCCACCTCGCCGGCAATTAAATTGCCAGCAATCGGCACCGCCGCCGCGGTGGAACTGAAATACAGTTGAATTGGTGTGAATCCCGCTTGTGCCATAGTTATTTCTTCTTATCGGGTGTAGTAGGAAACATTCGGACGGAAGTAAATAGGAGACTTATCGCGGTCTTCTTCTTCGGCCGACAGCGTTGCCTCTGCGGCATCTTGTTTCAGCATGGTGATTCGTGCAGGGTCAATACCGGGCAACAACTTGGCCAAGCGGTGTGACAACTGGCCTTGGATGGCAGGCACCCAACGGTCTGGAATAGCAATCTCGTTAGTCAAACGACCAACATCTTGTGGTTGCAATTCAATAATAAACTGGAACACTTGGAACGCGCTCTGTGGCACTGGCCACACGTTGATCTCAGGAGTAACCTGACGGTCCATCCAGAACTGCAACGCGCGCACACCGAGAAAATCTTTGTTAGGCAGGCTGAAGTAATCGTTGCGGTTCATCCGCGCCATGGGGATGTCTTGTTGAACAGAAGCCAACGACAGGGCGCGTACAACAATTGCCGACGCACTTGTGTTACGGAAACGCCAGAACCCCGCCGCAGGAGACCCGTCAATCTGCAGGTAGCCCCAGTTGTTGACCGCGCTGTTGCTTACCGTCCCAACTGAAGCCCACGTGATGTTGTCGTAGCTGTACTCAACAGTTAATGTTTTGTTTGGTGTTTCGCAGTAGAAACCTGCGCTCAAGAAACGCGGACTGCCGCTGAAAAACGCCGCCGCAGACGCACCGGCCGCAATGCTGTACGACAGGTCCAACGTGGTTGTGTTAAACACCTGCGTTGTGTCTGTTGTGGCAGAGGGTGTGGTCAACGTGCGGTAGTTGGCCTCGCGAATGTCCACAGTGCCCACAGGCAGTGTGTACGCGCGCTGTTGTGCCTCACTACCCATCACAATGTACTCAAGCAACCACAGGTTCACACCACGGTTTGACAGGTTGATCAGGATGTACCACAGCGCCTGACGGGCCGCGTTGATGTACTCCGGTGTCAACTCCTCTGACAGCTTGCCCGCTTCTTTGTAGGCAAACGAAATCAACTGGTCAACCGATATGGTGGTTTGACCAGTTGTGTTAGAGGTGTTGTCGTAGTTGCTTGCCATTATTTTTTCTTAATGCGCTCTGGAAGTTTCTTCTGAGCAGGGCCTGCTTTCACAAAGTCTTTTCCCACAGATTGTTTGATGCCTACCTTTTTGGCAAACTCAGGGGAATGAGCCACCCCCTGCATCAAACGTTCTTGGGACTTAGACTTGATGGGCATTTAGCACATACCGCCTTTGTTGTACTTCTCAGCAACTTTCTTAGGGCCTTTAGCGTTAGGCTGTTTGTCAATGCTCTTCACACCAATCAAACCGCCGGCTTTAAAATTACGCACAGATCCTGTGGTCATCTTAGCGCGGCCACCCTTTTTGAGCTTGGACATGTCTGTCTTCTCGCCACCGTGGGCTTGCTCGTCGTGCATCTTAAAAGCTTTTTTGACGACCTTCTTGTCTTGCGCCATGTCTGCGCCTTCAGACTCGTAGTTCTTTTTAGAGTGGTCGATGCGGGGTTTGTAAGTAGAAGCCATTTTATTTCCTTTTTGTTTTAGCAGAATCTTTGAAAGCCTGCGCTGTTGGTGCACCCTTGGTGCCGGGTTTTCTCATCTTTTCAGCAGGGCGCCCTTCGGCTTTTTGCTTTTCGATGCGTTCTCTTTTTAGGTGAATATTGGCATAGAGTCCGGGTTTCATATTAGCAGTTCCAACTCTTGAGTGACGCTTTAGCGCGTTCTGCAGGCCCTTTAGACTTTGCTACCACGCCTTCCATCCTTGCACAAAAACTTGCCTTACGGCCCGCGTCTGCCTTGGTCTTAGGGTTTGGCGCAGGAGGCTTCAAGTTTGAATTATTCTTGGCGTTGTACTCGGCACGGCCTTTGGCCGTCATTCCCGCGCCCTTGTCGGTCGGGTTGTACGTCTTGTCTTTTCCAGTGGTTTTACGGGGAATAGGTTTGTCGTGTTCTCGTGCCATAGTCTTGCGCTCCTATAGATAATTACCCATAAAAAAGGGCCGTTATGCCCTTAAAGTAAAGCGCATTCGGCCACTCGTCTTTTAACCAAACCGGGCAAAACTTTACCGCCGCCCTTGGTCCAGAGCATTAACTGCTCCTTGGCACCCTCCCAGTCCTGCGCGTTGATCTTGCGCTTGAGTGTGGAAGTCTGGAGTCGTCCGACGCCGAGGTTGTAAACAAAGTCCACGATGGCGTTACATCTGCGCTCGTCTGTTGCCAGTATGGGGCAGTTACGTAATACCCCGGGTAGGTACGTATGCTGTAATTCAGCCATTAACAAAGCCCTAGCTGTGGGCTCGTCCATAGAAGGGTCCTCTAGGGTCACCTTACGGCCGTCTGCGTAGTAGGTAGACCCGTACCCTATGGTTGCCACGTTGGCGGGGCACAGGTACGGTTTAGCCCTGTAGCCCTCAAACCGGCGGCATAGTTCTGCGGCCAGTTCTAGGTTCATAGTCCGCGCTTGGACAGTGTACGGTCGAGGAACCAATAGTTAATGGTGCCTGCCAACAGTGCAGAAAAGTCTGGTGTCATCATGGTGCGGAATACCTCGGTGGCCAATGCGCCACCAAGCCACGCGTTGTATGCGAACCATACGTGGATAAACGACCAAATAAACAGCACCCAGTAGGTCACTACAGGGCGCACAGAGGCCGACAGGCTGGCTACCCATCCACCGGCGGCCTTGACCATTACAGCCTGTTGTTGAATGGCCGCGTTGAACGCGTCCATCACACCGACGTCCACTGCGGCTTCGCGCTGTGCGCCGATCTCTGCTAACTTCTGTTGGCCGCGCTGGGCCTCCAAGTCGCATTGGAACTTGAACATATTGAGTTCATGCTCACGCTCGTTCTTCTTATCCAACCATTTGAGCACCTCGGGTGCCATGCGGAAGATACCGCCGAAGATGGAGCCTAATAGGCCGCCGCTTAAAATATCTAACATGCTTAATCCTTACAGCTTGGTTTTTTGTCTTCGTTCTGCATCAACTTGATACCACTCAGGAACCCAATCATGCCGCCGATGAGAGTAGAAAACGCGGGTGAAATCATCTTGAATATTTCTGCGTTGTCCACTTCCTTGGCCCACAGACCGAGCATAAAGCTCATTACCATGGCCAATACCGAAATGCACAGGGTCGTGCTTACCATAAGCGTGACCCACAGAGTCAGCTTGTCTTTCACCTCTATCGGTGTTTTGCGTACTGGTTTCTTTGTCATGCGTATTTGTCAAAATGTCTTTGGTTAGAAAATATCTCTAATTCAACAGTTGTTTGGTGTGCGCGTTTGTTGTACAACTCAAGGGCATACGCCTCAACAGCCTCGTTTAACTTTTCGGCTTTCAGAGCCTGCTTGTACTCATACTCCAGCCGTTGTGCACGGGTCTCGGCGGCAATTGCCCTGACGTCGTACTCTTTGGGAAACACAAACGGATACCATTTGTGTAGCTGGATCATTTTTTCTCTCGCTCAAGTGCCTCTTTGTACCCGTGAATGACTTTAGTTCTGAGTTCTGCTGAATCTGCTGTGCCAGCCCACTCGGACAGGTTGTTCCAAATAACAGTTAAATCTTGACTTCTGCAAAACCGCACATTGTTTGACAACCACATCGACATCTGTTGATGCCGTTCTGAAGGGTTGTGGATTGTCCAAGCAATCGACCAAAACTCTCTTACGTGGCAACCAACTTTAGCTTCAGCACCAACTAACAGACAAACAATGATTAGTACTAAAACTACCCATTTCACTTGTCCGCCTTGTTGTCTAACTTGTCAAAGATCTTATTCAACATGTCTTTAATTTCACCAATGGCGTCTTTAAAGTCTTCACGTCGCACAAAGTCTTGGTTGACTTCGCGGTTTAATTCTTTTATCTCAGATTTGAGATCTTTTATGGCGTCCCATATCGTTTTCAAGATCCAACCCCCGAATGCACCAGACAGCGTAATAGCCGCGTTGAATAGGTCTTGCGAGTCCATTATCCAACCTTCCAGTTTGTGCCATCCGAATACACCGGCGTGGCTACTGCACCACCACCCGCAACTGTTGCCCCAAATGTAGGGGACAGCGCGTTAGTGACAAAAGCCCTAGCACCAAGCCCTGAGGTGGTCGCGCTCGGCAGTGTGGCCACTGTGTAAGTGGTACTGCCTTGGAATAGCGCAATAGCGGCTTTCTTTGTAACACCGCCTTGAACAATAACAGTAACGTCGTTGACGTTCAAATTTGTTGCTGGTGGTAGTTGGAGTATGCTTATGTCAGCCATTTTTATGTTACCTCAAGGTCGCCGGGTGTGGGTGTGCTAGACGTGTTAGCGTATGTCGCGGGGGTCAATGAGTTACCCAAACCGTCACCAAGCATGTTGGGGCCTTGGTTGATATTAGCCACGTTGGGGGCGTTAGTAATAAGTCCGCCTTTGCCCTGAATGGCGACGGAAACGTCAGGCCGCGGGTGCCTGAGGGTTATGTTCTCGGTTTGAATGGCGGCAAGGCGCCACGGGTCGAACTGATCCAAGTCGTCAGGGCATACCATGAGACCGGGAAAGTTAGGATCCGATTTGAGAAGCGTGTACGACATTTTGCGATTACAACGATCGCAGACCGCGACGGACAGTACAGACTGCCCGCGCGTGTCACAATAGATACCGCCGTAATAGGCGTTACCCATTATCGCACTCCGGCTTGGATAACTGTGAGTGTAGGGTTGGTGCCGCCAGTAACGCGAATAGCCCGGAAGGGCTGGTTCACGATTGGGCTGGCTGGCGCCGCAACCCAAGTCATCACCGGCGCTGTAGGCACAGGGTACCCTTGCGCGTTCAATGGAAATGGATCGGTGTAAGAAATCTCAACGGTACCAGAACCGGTGGCAACGTAAGTAACGTTGACCGGTGCAATGTACTGATCGACCGGGACGAGGACGTCCGCTCCAACTGTTACTTGACGCATGTCGGTCCTTAGGAGTTAGTTAAACCAGCACCGTAGGCGATGATAGAACCGTCAGGGTTGCGCGATGTGTACTGGATGTCAAACGTGCCGGCCAAGGTGCCTGTAATGGCTGTAATGGCTGTTGCAGTGAACGTGACGGTTGCGTCGGTAGAACCGACGTTGTTCAACACTGTGGCCACTGCGGCAG